TAGACGTGCTTCCCCGGCTCGGCCCACTTAAGCGCAGGCATAGTGGCTCCTAGCTAGAGATAGATGCTGAATACGTCGTGGTGCAGGCCGTCAGCCACGAAGTGCGAGTTCCTGCGCGAGAGGGGGAGGAGCCCCACCCGGTCGGGAATATCGCTGTCCGGGTTCCGATCGATGACCGTCACCTGGTACCCCGTGGCCTTGAGGTACTTTGTGTTGTCGGCATGCCGGGCGTACTCATCGGACCGTGCGTAGACGATGCACGGGTACACCATTTTGACGGTTGCCGGTGGCTGGAAGTAGACGTGGTCGGAACCCAGCGCCTTCACCAGCTTCTTATGCAGATCAAGGCGTCGGCCCATTGTAGACCTTCCCCAGCTCCAGTACGAGGCGGGGACGCGCAACCTCGATGGATCCCACCGTCCAGCGCGTCCCCATCCACGTCACGTACCTGATGCCTGCGAGGTTCTCGTCCAGGAAGGCATCGGCCACAATCGAGATCTGGTTGTTGACCCGGAAGTCCTCCAGAACCTTCGCACCGCCATCCATGTTGCGATAGAGCCGCGTGATGTTCCCGAAGTAGTACCGCTCGGTGATCTGGTCCTCCCAGACACCGGGCGACACCTCCTTCGGAATGCCCACGCCGATCGCGCCGTAGAACCTCGCCATGAATTACTTCGCGGCCTCGCGCAGAACCAGGGCGGACTTGTACTTGGTGAGCGCGCCGCTGCAACGGGTCTCGTACAGGTACTTCTCCTGGTTGAAGTCGATGTCGAAGTTCGTGAAGAAGTTGACCTCGCCCCCCTTGTCCGCACCGATGGTGTAGTCGGCCAGATTGACGCTCGCGCCGTGGAACTTGTAGTTCTCATTGAACGCGCCCTCAAGGAAGTCGCACTCGACGATAGCCTTGACGTTCAGAGCGGAGGCGACCTTGTCAACCGTCTCGTAGATGTACCGGCCGTTCTTGTCCTTCAGCTCCAGCATCTTGCACACGAATGCGTTGGTCGTATACAGGGTCGGCGAGCCACTGCCCTTGTAGAACTTCCGCGACGCACGGACCTGGTCGACGATCGCGTCGGCCGTGATGTCCTTGACGAGGTTCACCTTGTGGGCGAACAGGTCGTCGTCGTGGATGATCGGGCGGATGTTCTGCGCGTTGATCTTCTCCGGAGCGGAGGCAGCACGGCCGTCGCCGATAAGGATGGCGCGAGCGAGCTCCTCGTCCAGGGAGGTCCGCAGGTTCTGCTTGATCCACTCGACCACGTTGAAGTCCGTGATGTCCAGGATGTCGTCCCGGTCCATCTTGGTGCGGACATAGATGGTGGTCGGAAGGGTCTTGCGGTTGGCGATCTCGTAGACCACGTCGGTCTTCATGCTCGCCTTGACGTAGCCCTTGGCCCGGAGAGCGTCAGGAGTCAGGTCGCTCCACTGGGTCTTGACCCGGGAGAACGGGGAGTGCCGGCAGGCGCTCAGAATCTGCTGGACCGACGTCTGATCGCGCTGAACCCGCTGGGGCTCCTTGTCGACGTTGGTCGCGTCCGGGAACAGGATCGAAGGATCCTTGATCCCGTAGGCCTGGGCGTGCGCCAGGGCCGCGGAGCGCAAGGTCATACCCGGCTGCTTCGCGTCCTCGACGATCTCGGCCATCTCGGCGTGCGACAGGGTAGGCCCTTCGTCATAGCCGCCCTCGAACACGTTGCTGTGCACCAGGTAATCACTCCCGTCCATGTGCTCGGCGTCGTCGTACTCGTCGTCGTACTCGTCGTACTCGTCGTCGTACTCGTCGTCCTCGTCGGCCTCAGCGTCTTCGAGAACCTCGCCGATGACGGCGTACATTGCCTCGCGCTGAGCATCGGTCATCGAGTCGATGGCCTCGCCAACGGTCATCTCGTCTTCGTCCATGTCTTCCTCATCATCGGGGTCCTCATCCTCATCCGCGTGCTTCAGAGTCAGACCACTGTAAATGACTGCCTCGGTCTCGTCCTCTGTGTAGGATCCGTCCGAGTGCTGGAGCGCCACATTCTCGATGAGCGCTCCGGGATTCGCCCCGGAGAGGACCAGCGACACCTCGACAATATTGCCGTGAGTGACAGACGGGCCCTTCTGAGACAGCCTGTTGGCGTAGATGGACATCGAGTTGACGTCCCCGTGCCGGACAAGCTCCTTGGCGCGCGCCGCTGCATCGCTCTTGTTGAACGTGCAGTAGGCGTACACACCATTTTGACGGTTCTCAAGCAGAGCGTGCCCGAGAACGTTGTCCGGCGCAGAGTGGCCGTGCTGCCAGACCAGCGGCACCTGAGCGCCGTCGTTGTCTATGAACGCGTTCGCCCGAATCACTCGCCCGTCCGAGCACGTGATGTCGTTCTTAGTCGCCCATCCGCTGAAATCGAATCGACTCATTCCTCTCCTTCATCGTAGTAGGAATCGTCTTCATCCGTGTACTCATCTTCCGAACCCTCGTCCTGCTGATCGCCAACCGGATTGATGTTCGCGTTCTGCAACTTGTCAGCCTGCTGGTCGTAGGACGGCGGGAGCGAGAGGAATGAGCGAGCCTCGTTCGAGGTGATGACCTCCGCCTGGAGAAGCGTGTTCAAAGACTCCACCAGCTTCGACGGAGCTGTCGACCGGAAGGGATCACGAAGGTACTGAACACGATGGCCCCGAGTGCGTGCTGTCTTGGTCAGGAACTTCGTGGTCATGGCGTTCGTGATCGCGCCCAGGAGCGGCTCGACCGTGCGACTCCAGTACTGTGTCTGAACCTCTTCCGTGGCTGTGCCGTTGACAACGGCCTCGGTGATGCCCAGCCGGGCGTACACCTGGGTCGTCAGGTACTTGACCTGTTCGAGGAGGTTGTTCTCCGCAGCGCGGTTGAGCTGCGTGATCTTCTCCGTGCCGTCCGTGTAGGCGATCCCGTACTTGCTGCCCTCAAGCTGGTTCTCGATGTCCTTGCGCCGGTTCTCCGCGCGCTTCTGCATCGCCTCAGTCTTGATGGTGTACGGAAGCTGGATGATGATATCGAGCTTTCCCGAGAAGGACTGCTCATCCGCACGATCCAGCATCGCCAGCTTCCGGGCAAGCCGGGAGAGGGTCGAGTTGTTCTTGTTGGTTACCTCCTGAAGAGGGTTCTCAACAATGGCGACCTGCGCCTTGGGGAGGATGACCTCCTCGCGCCGACCGATCTTCTCGTTGTAGAGCTTGACCTTGACGTGCTTCGGAAACCATTCGATGATCTCGCCGACTCGCATCGAGCGGATATCGTAGGTATCTGAGCGCGACGGGTCGAGCGTCGTGTCGACCGGGACGATCGCCGCTACGCCGTCCTCCATGAGCGATAGGACCAGGTCCTGCATGAACGTGCGCCCGACCTGGTCGACGTTGGTCGCGTAGGTCAGGCACTCGTTGAGACCGGACTCGATCTCGCTCTCGTAGCGTCCGTTCTTGCCGACCCGTACGTGCCGGATCGGGGTAGCCGCCACATCGATGGCGATCATGTTGTAGATCGTCGATATGATCGAGCGGTCCGTCGCGTAGGACAGGAAGGGACGATCCTGTCGAGCCGTGTATCCGGTTCCGATGGACCAGTTCCTGGTGAAGTCTCGACCTGCGAACGCGTTGTAGGCATGGCGAAGTCGATCGACTAGTGTCGGGCTCAATCGAACATCTCCTTGTTCAGCTTGTAGGCCACCCACGCGTCCATGAGCGCCGCGACCGAGTCGATCTTGTTCTCGTGCCGGGCCTTGAGAAGCTTGCGGTTCCCGTTGGTGTCCTCAAGCGTGATCGCGTTGCCCATCGTGAACTGCATCATCGACTGGTCGAAGAGCAGCCGACGGTCCTGCGCCATCGCCTTGATCTCCCCGAGCGGAACGGACTCGGTCCGAGCGCCCTGGATAACCTTCTCGACCCCGAAGGGCCCGTTCTCATTCGTCCAGCGCTCGACGAACTCGCGAGCGTTATACGGGTCGAACCCCACACAACGCACGTCGTACGAGTGCTGTAGAATGTACTCCTCCAGGTCGTCGAAAACGGCCATAAGATCGAGCACGCTGCCGTCCAGCACTCGAAGCGAGGTCTCGCCGAGGAACTCCTCGTACTTCTGACGAGTGGCGCCCGGAAGACGGAGCATCGTCCGCTCCGAGATATAGCAGCGAGTCTTAACGCCGTACTTCTGCCCTCCCAGGGGGAACAGGAACGTGAACGCGCAGAAGTCGTCGCCCTGCGAGAGGTCCAGACCCATGGAGCAGCCCATCTCCCAGAAGTCGCGCTTCCGATGCGGGAGCGTCTCCTCGTAGGTGAAGTAATAGGTATACCCCTCCATGGGGATCCCGAACCGCTTGGCGAGGATGTCGTTGCGAGCGTGTGGAACGTTCTCCGCCCGCTCAACATCTCGCTGATACGTCTCGTAGGATACGGTGTACCCGAGATTCGGCTGGGCCTTGCGCCAGGTGGCCGGATCCCCGACCTCCTTGACGTCATCGAGCCGGTAGTAGAAGATGCTCGTGTGCGGGTCCTGATACTCGCCCCGAAGAATCTTGAGCAGTTCCAGCTTGATGTTGTCGCCGGCGCCGTTACGGACAAGACCCTCGGAGGACACCGCCAAAATAAGATAGTCGTCAACCTTGGACGCGCCCTGCTCGATCGCGCCGATGACGTCCTCACGAACATCGCCCGAGAGCCACTCGTCGACCGTATTGATCTTGGTCCTGAGCGACTGGAGCTTGTTGATCGTCATCGGACGGATCTCCAGCACCGAGTTCGTAAGGAAGTTCTCGATCCCTTTCTTGGTGGTGGTCAGCTGAGGGCGCTGTGCCTTCGCCGTGGGCGACGTGTTCTGCAAGGAGCCTTGCGTGAGGAATGAGAACAGCGGGCCGGGGTGCCGCGATATGGCGGTGGCGAAGGGGGACATGACCTCCTCCGCCAGCTTCATCGTGGGCGCCGTCGTGATCTGGTGCGTGGTGCTCGTGTCGATCGTCAGGAAGTACGCCTGGAAGAGAGTCATGTAAAGACTCTTCGCCGCGCCTCGTCCAACGATGAGGTATTGCTTGTTCACCAGTCGGCGGCGCACCCGCTTACGCTCGAAGTGCCCGGACTCTCCGTGCTCACCCGGCACATAGACGGAT